TCTGAAGCTTCAGAATCTTTGCCAATGCCAAAGAAGAAGCGCAGTAGTGCATATTCACGCAGATACAAGGCAAACTTCCGCAAAATAGCACCAAGATACAAACTCAAATCTGGCAAATGGAAGAAGAATGGTTTTAGATCTGCCGTGCGACTTGCACACAAGATGTCAAAGAAGTGATTATTTTGTCGATTATGTTTCTACTGGAGAAGATTCTGAAACAGTTAGAGTTGCTCCGGAAAGATTTGAAGAGATAATTACCGAAATACTACATTCGAATGAACGGAATCAGGCGAAAAAGTCCCAGGGGCTTTTCCAGATTACGGTAATTCTTGAATGAAGGCCATTAGAACATCTCTGGCGTTGATTATCTGTGCTACTTCTGTTACTGGTTGGTCTTTCGTATACAATTGTGAGCAGATCCACATCAAAGTTTTCGTTAAAGACTCCTCAGTGACCTCAGGAGCGTCAGAATCATCAAGATACTTACGAACTGCTCTGTTTACTGTCTCGGACTGATTGACTTTCTTCCTCAATTCTCTGGCTAATTCGATATCGATGCTAAAGGTTCTGTTGATTCTCATTCTTCTTCCTCCTGAAATGGTTCACGATCTATATGGATTGTAGAATGTTGTCCAACACACCATGTAACAATACGCCATTCGCAATCACAATTACGACAAAAATAGTATGTTGTAACTTCATAATATGACCTTTTGATGTGTTCATAATCCTCATTTGCCAATACTGCGTGTCTTTCATTGCATTCACATGGATGAAGGTCATCAGATCCGAGTGTTCTCATCCTTGACACTTCCTACATCCACTCATCATCTTGAAATTTACATCACATTCCCAATGTAAATACGGTTTATTCTTCTCAGAAACGACCATTATCATGGCATTTCGACATTTGTAAGGCTCAAAACATATGTTGCATACTACGCACATATTACAACCCACGCAGAGGTTACTTATGTATGTATCCTAGAAAACCTAGGGAACTTGATAGGTTTGGCTTTCAGTACCCTGAAAACCACCTATAACCGTGATAGGTTAATGATTCCAGTGTCCTCACTACTACTATAAACTACCTCCTTTCATGATAGGCTCATGGCGTTCAAGTATACATCAGACACCTTTCAAATATCCGCATCCGTTTCAGAGGTTGCACCGAACACACTGGCGACAACCACAATCAACCTTAATCTTGATTCGTTGTCCAGAGAAATCCTAGTGATCCAAATGGTCGATGCAGACTTATCAACTCCTGAGATTGTTGCAGGTATAAAGACTCAAATGAACTTGAGCCTTAACGATGCAAACGTTGGCGTTGTTGGTCTATCTAACTCTCAAGCCATTGCAGTCGCAAACAACACTATCCTTGCTGACGCTGGAGCAGCCATGGCAGTCGCATTCTCTAACGCAGAGCCTCGATATGCACAAATGTCCGACACTCCACTCTTCGTATCTGCAACCGACGATTTGTTCCTCTCAGTTCAAGGCGTAGGTAACACTGGTGCTCTTGGCCTTGGCCAAGTACGCATCTTTGCTCGCCGAGCAAGAGCAGACGCTGACACCTATGCGGCTATCCTAACTTCACAATTCAACGTTTGAGGCGGTTCCTAGTGGTTCGCATTCATGGCCGTTGGTGCGGCCCAAACTGGACAGATGGCAAAGCAATCAGTGCTATGTCATACAAGCAGATGGGTGGCGATTTCAAAGGCAAATGCATAGACAAACTAGATTGTGCGTGCCGTGCGCATGACAAAGACTGCGCAGATACCAGAGGATGCTCTGCTTCTGCTGATCGTAAACTCGTAAGAACTGCGCTTCTGGTATCTCTGACAACCAGAAGTGCGGCTCTTTCAGCAAAAGCGAAACTGGTAGCGGCAGGAATCACTGCCGCAAGTATCACAAGGAGTCGATGAAATGGTAGATGTAACGATGTCAATGGATGAGTATCTTTCCCTTCTCAATGGTATGAGCGCACTTCCTGAAAATTCTGAAGCTTCAGAATCTTTGCCAATGCCAAAGAAGAAG